CAACTTGTTGATCAATGATCTTGTCCTTCTTACGTTCATCGTCAATCTCATTGCACTCTTCATCGTTAAGACCCCAGATCTCCTTACGGATGAAGTTTTTGTTTACGTAACCTTCTGGCGCAGATCCCGCGATCTCAAATTTGGTTCTCCAAAGCTCCAGCTTCTGCTGCTGCGCAACAGTGGATGGGTTAGACAATCTCAACGTGAAATTTTGAAGATCATCGCCATCAAAACCGTGAGCGTACAAGTGAATAATCGCAAGCTTGTTGAGCTCAGATAAAAGAACCCGTTGAATAACGTTGATGGTTCTTGAGAACCTGATGTCTTCTTGTGCAAGTGTCGCCTTGCTTGAAAGCATTTCGTCATAGCCGAGATATGCTCGTGGGATCTTCAACGCCGCGAATAACTTTTTTTGTATGTACGCAACGTCTTCGACTGCAGCGGTGTTTTGACCGCCAGCAAGGGTTTCGATGCGAGTTCCTGTGTCTGTACCACGAACCGGGATTATAAAATCCTCATCTACGCTCATAGGATTGTACCTGAGATCCACTCTGCCGGTGTTCCTATCTACCACTTGATTTGTTTTAAGGTTCTTCCTTTGCTCTTCCACGTAGAGTGGCACGTCTGCAGCTGGAATGTTGGCCACGTCAATGTAAAATACCCTTCTCTCAGGAGCTCTCACAACCCTGTACACAAGCATGGCGTCTTCAATCAGAATGAGCTGACGCCAAATTCTACGTGCAGGTTCAATAACTGATGAACCGTATGGCAAGAACATGTCATTACCAAGTAGGCGGAAGTGTGTGATCTCCCAATTTTCTAAAACCCTGTTTCCCAATGTGACCCAACGATACCTGACTGCAAAAGGATCATCCCTGTCAAAGTTCTCTTCCCTTTCTATTTCATTGACAGGGACAGGAAATGCGGAGACAACGCCATAATCTGGGTGTACGTCGTTATAGAGGAAAAAGTCACCGTATTTTACTAGGTTTCTTGTCCATGACCTCAGATTGAATTCGGTGTTAAGGGTATTGTAGAATAGATCTTCTAGGATTTCTTTGATCTTCTCGTTGTCAGAGTAGATATGCATCACTCGACCCTTTTCATCCTGCGAACAGGATTCATCTGCGTAGATGTCAAGGGCGGCAGCAATTTCAGGAGTATATTCCATTTCTTGAAAATCTTGATAGCGCATCAAGCGTTCAGAAAGGTTATACGCGTTGGCCGTTATGGTGGCGTAAGTGGGAGCGAGTGACTTCTGAAATAGAAGAGCGCCTGAAGACTTTGTCCTATCAGGTACGGCGATCGCTGTGTCAATTGTTTTAATCTTTCTCTTGACGACAGGACCGCTTCGAAAAAGGTCGGTCAGCTTCTTGAACAAAGATTGATTTTGTTTTTTTACCATAATTGTTTGCCTGCCTATTAGAGACATGGCTCAAGGAATTGTAAGCCGGTATCTTTCCCAGTATAGGAATTTACGTTACATCACGCCCTTTTCTTTTGAAACTTTTAAGATAACCTTTTTTGGCTCAACTTTCGGATCGTCTACGTAAGTTGAGGCGTGATCAACCATCTGATCCATTATGGTCATCAAAGAATCCAGGTGTGGCGACACGGCATCTATGGCTTTTCTATCTGAGACGCTGTCCCTGAACGACTCAAGCGCGGTCAAAAGTTTGCTTGCGCTTGTCACAAGTTTTGCAACCTTGTTTGACTTAGAGGAGTCTTCACTTACCAGGGAAGAAATTTCTTCAGAAATGATAGTCTTGAGCCTATTGATCGTAATCTTGTTTTTCATATCATTTTCCTCTTCATGCTAAATATATGTATCAACGCAACAACCAACTAAAATCTGACGTTCCTCCGTGTTTTACCGACGAAGAATCCCTAGGCGTTGTAGCGCTATATGGAGTGAAACCATGAACATGTGGATTGTTTACAGGTCTAACTGAATTAATGTCACTGGGCATTGAACTGGTATCTCTCTTTTCGACCCTTGTTGATCTTAGCATCGCTATCGCGTGTTCCATTCCTGACTCATTTGAGGAGGAAGTTCCATTTGTCAACCATGTACCAATTGCAAGGCTCAAGATTAGGTCATCGTGACTCTCACGAGAGGCCTGTGCCTTGGATCCTTGCCAAATAAATGCTTGTAGTTGATCGTAGGTTCTTTGAGAATACGTCTTGATTACCTTGTTCCTGATCAACTCTTCCAGTTTACCAAGAATCTGTGGCCTTGTATTTCCTTGTGTTTCAAATCCTGGTACTGCTTCTATGTCCGAGCATGCATATTCCCAGGGGTCTCCCGATGTCGACCTATACCATAACCTCTTATAACCTGAGTCACGTAACTTTACGCAGGTGAAATAACCAAATGTGTTCCTTTCAGGACATAACAGAGCGTTATTGTACATCTTGCCGTATTCTAACAAAAGATCTGCAAGTTTATCTGGTGGTATTTTGCCCATGTACTCTGCCACCACTTGGCATTCTGCTGCGTCAATGACGTGAAATGCTGAGAAGTCAGCACCGTCACCACGGGCCACGTCAGCGGAGATTGCGTACTTTTTGCCCGGTCGTGGATCATCCCAGATCCACACGGCGTTTGCTGGTCCTTGTTTTTTTCTCGGAGATTCGATCATCGACCTGAGATACTCCATCTCAGTCTCTTGTAAAAACGTGTCACCTGACGAGATGAAGTCACAGAGAAACTCCTGTGCAACCTTCCTTTTAGGAAGGTTTCTGGTCTCTTTGTCAAACCATTCCTGATCGTGTTCCGGATGTACCCACCATGGCAAATTGATGGTGTTGAACTCGTTTTGTTGAGAGACACCATCTGTCCATAGTTTGTAATACATTCCCCCTACGCCGTTTGGTGTAGAGATGATAATGGCTGAACCACCCGTTGAAAGCGTGGGATATAGACCGGTCCAGATGTCCTCGAAATCCCTAATAAATGCTGCCTCATCGACGATTAGAAGAGACAAAGCCTCTGAACGACCTGCGTCAGGTGAAGTTGGAATGGCGGTGATCGTTGATCCATTTGAAAACCTGATCTGTTGTCGAGTCGGCTCAAACTTTGTCAGCAACAGCCACTTTGGAAGACCATCCAGCATGGTCTTCACCTTTTTGATGAAGTTCATTGCAGTTTGCAACTTTGTAGCAATGACGAGGATGTTCTTGTCTTTCTTGAAAATGGCGTACCACACTGCATACGCAGCGGTGACAGTGGACAGACCTAACTGACGAGACTTAAGAATGATGTTGAATCTGTTCTTTTCAAAATCATGGACGCAATCGTCCTGGAATGGGTACGTCTCAAACGGAATCAATCCCTTTTTTGGATGTTGAATCCTTGCGTATGATCTCATGAAGTAGACTGCGTCCCGTCCGCACTTCAAGACCTCCTTGACCTGATGTTCTCTACCTGAAGGTTGGGCCATGGATCATCCGACTTCAAATGTTGTCTTACGCCTGTAACAAGCGGTCCGCTTTGGATTGTGGATACCAAAGCCAACAATTTCCATGGAATCACCTGTAAACATCTGCTTGACGGTTAGCGACTTTCCTGAGATGTCTTTGTAAGTGCTTTTAACCTTTGACATGACTTCATTGGTCACCGATATGGATTCTTCTGAGCATGATCTCTTTGTCAGGATCATTTCTTTCTCCGTACCGAAGTTTATCATCACGATATACGTTGCCGTAAGCATGTTACCATGAAGATTAAACTTCACAGAGCAACCTGCGGTTGCCGGCGTAGATGAACGACCCCACGAAGTATCCATCGCCTGTCCCAAGGCGTTATAATCAATGTCGGCATTTGGCATATGAAGCTCCTGTCAGATAAGTATTACAATCATTCGATTTTAAAATTGATGTTTAATGGAGGTCTTGAAGATACCTCTAACTTTAACTCATTTGGAGCTGGTCTCCACCCATCCTTCCACTTTTCTCTTCTCGAGGATGCCCACGCCATGGAGCACCTGTGACAACATGAAAATTCTTCATATGCATCTTCGTCATCTTTTGACCTGAGCAACGTTTCACAAACCGGACAACTGATCGGTATGTTTCTGTGAAACTCAACAGGAGTAATTACGTAGAATTGTTTTGGGTGTGTAACGATCCAGCGATCACGTAAATATGGTCTTTTTTCTAATTTATGCATAACGCACGCTTGAATCCTTCTCATTTTTTGTGATCTCCAACACAACGTCAGCTGCATCCTTGACGCCGTCTACGTGAGTGATTACGATGACAGTCTTGAAATATCTCTTTAAGGAAGCCAAAAGCCTATTACAAGATTCAACACCTGCATCATCAAGGGCCCCAAATCCTTCGTCTATGATGAACATATCTGTCTTGGGCAAGGAGGAAACATTGATAAGTGCAACTCTGATAGCTATTGAGCTAATCATCTTTTCCATGCCCGATCCAAGCTCAATAATTCTCCTTGAATCACCATAGTTGATATAGACTTCCATTGAGTCAGACTCTTCGTCAACCTCTAGTTCAACCGTGAAGTCCACTATTCCCGAGAGAATCTTTGAGATCTCTGAGTTGATGGCAGGCATTTGCGACGCAACGACCACAGACGGAACGCCCTTTCTGGAAAATGCAGTTGTAATGAGCTCGTGTACCTTCATTTTTTGAAGGACTGTTTCACGCGAAAACCTCTCATCAGAAAATTTCTCGAGTTCTGAGTTCAATTTACCCAGTTTGCTTGCAAGTTGAATTTTTTCACTATCTAAACGTGACAAATTTTTTGTGATAGCGTCTATCTCGGCTCGCAATGAGACAATTTCAGCATTTTCATCGTTCCTTAACGCCTCTTCCAACTCATTAAGACGATTACGAGCCGGTTCAACCAACAATTCAATTGACTCAATCGTACTTTCAAGTCTCACTAATTCCGTCTGCTTCTTTGAAAGTTCAATCGTCAGTTTCGTGTGCATGTCTTGCAACTTCTGAAGTTTGCCTAACTTGTCTTGGATGTTTTCCACCTTCAACTTTTCCAGAGACTCCGAAACTTTTTCAAGTTTTTCCAGTGCTTTTGCAGACTTACCTTTCTGTTCCTCTATCTTTCCCTTTGCGGTGTGTGCATCCTTGATGAACTTGCACGTCGGAAACATATCTCCACATGGAACATCATCAAGAATCTTTGCAGATCTTTCCTGCTGCTTTAGTAGCGAAGACTCTTTTTCATGCATCAACTTGAGTTCTTTGACAGAAGACTCCAGCTGTACAAAAAAATCTTGTCTCTTCTTAAGGCTCGAGATGTCATTTTCCTCACTCAATGAATTGATTTGATTGATCTTACCTTTTAATTTTTCAGAGTCATCCTGAAGCGTCCTGAGAGCACTCCGGCTTTCGTTCAACCTCTTGTCTAGATCTAACACTTTGCTTTTTTGTGATTCAACTTGAGACGGCGTGACAGGCGTAAAATCGCTGTGTTGCGCCAGTCTTTGTCTCAGTTCTGACAACTTTTCAGTCTGTTCCTCTGAAATCCTACGAAGATCAGAAATGCTTCTGTCACACTCCAAAAGTCCATTTTTATTAGAAAGCTCGAGGGCCTTCCAATCACGATCAGGAAGTATTTTTAACTGTGCCTTTGAGACGCCAAGATCCTTGTTTGCCAAATCGTACATCTTCTCAAAAACATCCAGGTCAAGAAATTTAGACAAGATCGTCCTTCTCTTAGAAGAACCATGTTGAATAAACTGATTAATCTCACCCTGCGCAGAAAGAGACGTCATCAAAAAATCATCTGGATTTCCTATCAGGCGTCTGACGGCCTTCTCCGTATCGTTTCTTTGCTCGCCTGCAAGGTCATGTGCCTCTCCTTTGGAATCTATCCGATAGAGATTTAATGCAGTTGCAGCGTTTACGACTCCCTTCTTGTTTTCATTTTTTGTGGTCTGCCTTTCAATGACATAATCCACACCGTTCACCCTGATCAACGCCCTTGAATAGCAAAAAGGCTTTCTGATGTTGCATACATAAAGGTTTTTCATAGGCCCACGGTCAGTGGTGTTGAACAACGAATACATGATGCTGCCGACAATTGACGACTTTCCTGCCCTGTTTGATCCAAAAATACCGACAATGCCGTTTAAATCATCAAAATTGATTTCATTCCCTTCGCCGTAAGAAAACAAGTTGTCAAACTTGATGTTCTTCAACGACCACTTCGTATTTCTTGCAGAGTCGTCAGATGATGCAACCTGGGAAAGATAAGACTTGACTTGCTCTCCGACCCTTTGCCACATGTCATCATTTTGTCCTGATGATACGTGGTAATTCTTCAACAAAGAAAGTAACATATCTGGCTCGCGTAAATCGGCTCTATGCAACACTTGGGTCTCTGTTGCAATGACCTCTTTGTCGACCTGTTGGTCTATTTTAAAAGTGACTTCCGACGCATGAAGATCCTGCTTCAAGCGAGAAGTCAAGCCTTGAATTTCATGATGACTTATATGAGAAAGGCTCTTGACCCTAAACCTTGCGCCGGAAGGAAAGTCGCTTGCTAGCATAAACGTAGACTCAAGCGAGCCTGCCCATTCAAGAGTCACAAATGGCTTCGTGTTGGGAAGTGACCTATATTCGACACCCCACTCAGAGTGTGAGTGTATATCCCAGATCAAATATCCGTGATCAAGCTCTTCCGCGTAATTTTGCTGGATTAGAGTTCCTGGATATGCCATGACTGGTCTGTAGTCCCTGTAGGACAAGAACTGTCGTTTATGAATATCGCCTAGTAAGGTGATATCGTAATCTTTAAAAAAAGAAACTCCGATACCGTCTTCAACTGCCCAATCAGATTCAGTCTTGCTGCCCAAGACAGAACCATGATAACATGCAATGTTGAAATCTCCAGGAACAGGTTTTACCTGATCCCAACCCTCCTCATCAAAGAGAGAGTACACACAAAAATTATAACCCGGCGAAAACTCGTACACTCCGCTTTTTTTGTAGAGGTGGATCCTTGGATTACCCAATGCATCCACAATGGGCGACACAGCGTCTTGCCTTGACATGTTGACAAGGTTGCCGTCATGATTGCCTAGAATCATATGTACCGGTGCAACTTTTGACATTTCCGTCAACCACCAAGACAACAAGTCTATGTATTCCGGAGAGATACCGGTTGTCTTGGTGTGAAAGATGTCTCCTCCCACAAATATGTGATCTGTCTTCTGATCTCTGCAATCGTCGATGAAACTTTGAAATGTTTCCCTGTATTCATCGTGACGTGATAAGGCTCTGATGTGGATGTCAGCGGTGTGGGCAATACGAATCATGGGTTATAACGGTACAATACGGTTGTTTTAATGTTTATCAATACGCATGTTTTAGTCGCAGACTGACTTCTGATAACTTCGACAATTTGTCCATGAATGAATCTTCCCAAGATGGAGACAACGCACATCGCAAAGAGTCTGCAAACTGAGATTTTGTCATAGACCCAGGATCTTGTGTTAAGCGTGTGTCGACCACGACTACGTCAATGTCATAAGACCTGAGCAGTTTGACATACTTCGGGGTCTTTGTGTACCACATGTCTGCGTCAAGTGCAAGAGCAATCGGAGTATTATTCAACAGTATCTGAGAAAATAGTCTTGAACTTGGACTCAGGTCAGAACCCAGCAATGCGGTCGAATTGTCACCACATTTCATCATGTCAAACGGTCCTTCACAGATCACAAGTTGACGATTCCAATCTATACTGAGCTCGTTGAAGACGATGTCTGTCTTTACGTCATCTGGATTGTCGTATTTTGTACGCCTGTCGTTTGCGTCGATATTCCTCGCCACAAAGAAGTTAAGCGCACCGCATGTGTCAAATGACGGCATCATGATTCGACGGCGCCACCTGTATTCGTTTGAAAAGCCGAGCTTATAGTGCCATGCATCCCTGATGTCAATTCCCCTGCTGTTGAGATAGGTCCAGGCGGCCTTTACATCAGGGTTTGCGAGATTTGCAAGTGAAAGAAGGGTAAAATCTGTCGGAAGTGGTGTGACAGTTTTCGACTCAGGATCCGGATTTTCACGCCTGTTTTTTAGGCCTTCCGGTAAAAATTCAGTCCTATAACGATGTAGCTGAGATGCACTGCCGTACTTTTTGATGAGCGGTGCCAATGAATACGACCGCCACCCACACGTCCAACAGTGATGAGCATCATCGGATGTCCTGATTGCAAGCTTTCTCTTGTTGAGATCTGACGGCGCGCAAATAGGACATCTTACGCTGAAGTTCTTGCCGTTTGAGGCAAGAACCCCTTTTCCGAAGACTCCTTCAATGAAGGCTAATTTCTGAGAGATGGAATGCACAATCTTATCATAAGACCTGAATCCGTCTTGTTCAAGAAACCTTGAGGTCATCAAGGTTCACATTAGTGGACCTTGAAAAATCACAACGTACAAATGTTGCACCTCTTAAATCAACACCAGAAAAATCAGCAATAAAAACGCAAGAGTCAAATGTCGTGTTATTGACCTTCAGTCCATCAACTTTGTCTATTTTGCCATTTACGACAGTTGAATCAGATAAATCAACAAAGTCAAACGAACAGCCCGTTAAACTCAATTTAAGGGTCGATCCAGAAAAACTGACGCCGTCCACGTTAGACTCGTTGAACGACAACACGTTCACGCCCAAGCCTCCCAATTTGGAAAAATCGCTATTCTGCAAATTACATCTATTAAACGTCCAGTTCAATCTCTCCGATTCGGAAAAGTCACAATTTGTCATTGTTGAATCGTTAAAGGCGTATTTTACAGGACCTACAACGCCAAAAAAGTCTCCTCTGTTAATGACTACGTTGTTCACCTGTATCTCTTTTCTTCTGTTCGTGAAATCCAGTTTTTCAATGTTTCTCTTTGAGAATTCTTTAGACGTCAGTCTTGGACTTTTGTCACGAGTAAACAAGCGATCAACAGAAGTGACCTTACGATCAACGTTAAACGTATCGATCACATCAACGAGTTGAATCTGGTTCATTCGAAAGAACACTGATTGTGCAGGTTCACCTTCGTAAATAACACCCATTCCGGGATCTGTCACGCCATCGTAGTTAAGCACATTTGTGAAGATGTTCGTCCAAGTCTTTACATCCTGATCACGAAAATTGTTGTCGGTCCCGTGTGGGAGGCCGCTAAGATAGCGTCTTTCGGGTGAACACGCCAACCTACGAGTCACTTGCCAAAGCAGACTTGCCGCTGAATTTCCTTTA